CAGCTCCATCTGGCATGACCAAAGGGGTATACATAACATCCCTATATATATTGCATAAACGGCATAGACTCTCAAAGGTCCGTTCAGCAGGCGTGTACATTTCAAATCTGAACCGTATAATAATAACAAACAGTAAATTTCTAAACCGTGAGTCAAAGCCTCCAATGTCTGCAAAAAACTGATGAGCTCTGCTTGACAACTGGCGACCCATTATATCATATGATCCATAGTACATATTCATTCCTACCGCTACTGGCGTTTTATGGAATCGTCCTGCTTTAATTAGCTTCTGATTGAGATCTAGGCACATTTGTTGAGAGGCTATGAAATGTTCTGTTGGGGCACACTGAAACAATCGCGTTTTATTAGCAGCAATTTTTTCTAAAGGCTTTAATTCATCCTTTAGATGTGCACCCCAAAGTGTAATATTGGCACCTGGAGTTTTACATGACTCCCAGTAATTATTATATACATTTCTCCCGTCTGGAGAACTCCAATAGTCGGCTTTAGTTTTTTCAAAAAACCTAGCAAGAGGGCCAGGTGATGTATCAAAACTGCAATCCCTAAGGACCTGCGCAATACCAACAATACTAGAGTTTCCACACGTCGGGGAAAAGCATTTGTGGAGCCACAATTCAGCGGTTTTCCACTTATCATCATACATGGGTTCTTTTAAGTCACAACAATATTTCGCAACAGCTTTCTGAAAAGCTTCTTTATTCATAGCACTATGATACCAAAGGTATTCTGGAACAATCTTACTCTCATCTGGATTAGAGAAAAGATAAGAACGAAAAAAAGGATCTTCAAACTTTGACTGTTTGATAGGCTGAAATCGTTTAAGGGTGAAGAGTAGTTCAGGTTTTACTTCACATAACTGGACATATTCACTCTCCTGAACACTGTTCTTGTAGAGGCTATTATGATCTAAATAGTCCCACAAGAGCTCAGTAGCTGGACTTACGTCCAGCAGAGAGTAAATTAGTTTAAAGAGGACCGACCAAACGAGGCTTCGATGTCTCGAAAGGTCAAATACAAACAAGCATTTGTAGTTCTCTCATCAATAGATCCTAAATGCATAGCAAAAACTTTACCATCTGAGGCAAAGATAGGAGCACCAGACACTCCTTTAGCACTACTATGTAAATGTTCACCCCAAGGTCGTGCAAAAGTTGTGGAACCGGGTGAAATTTTCATTTCAAACGATTTCAAATTAACGGGGTCAGGAAACAAACCGACAAGTGACGTCTGATTAACGTTCTGCTCAATATGTTTGCACGGCAAACTCTTAAAAGAAAGAGCAGACGGTTTTTCAAAAAAAGAAATATCCCGTTCACGATCAGAAGACTTAAGAACCAACCTAGTATGATTCATTCCATTAGAAACATAGAGTAGTTCACCTGCATGGGCAGCAGTGCATATGACATTACCGATACAAAAACCGGTCGCAATCAAATTGCCTGCTATATCCAGTAATGGAACCACTCCCTTAGTGAAAACGCTAAGAGAAATAGGATTAGAACCAGTTATGGTTGCTTCAGGATTAATAGCCTTAGCGACCTTAACAGCTTTCGATTCTTTTTTATAAAGCTTATTGCGTTCACGTTTATCTCTATTACGTTTCTTCTTTTCCTCTGGAGTCAATACCTTCTTCAAAGGAGCGGGAACATTTTTCGATTTACTTCCTTCCTGATCTATTCTGGACTTAATAGCAGTAAAAAAACGAGCTTTACTGTCAAATTCCTTTTCTTTCTCGACGAGCTGAGCCAGAACATTAGAAGTAGTTTGCTCAGGATTTTTCATGAAATAATTAATAACATGAGCACTCAACCCATCTTTAGTATAATCTGAACTTGTACTTTCACGATAATACTTACTATAATACGCGTCCACCATCTCACTAGTAACTTCATCACGAATTTCAATAGGGTTAAAAAACCTAATTGTTTTAGTCTCGCAATTATGTATAGTAATGGTCTCGGGCATTGATTGAGCTTTAGGAACCTCAGCTTTAGGAACATTAGCGACTTGACTAGATTGCATTAAAGCTTCGCTATCATAGTTGTTGTTATTATTGCTTCGATTTCTAGCATTGTTTTTAATATCCTCAGAGACATTGGGCTCATCCATAAAATCTGCCCAACTAGCAAACTTTCCTGCCGCAGCAACACGTTTCTCTGCTGCAATCCACTCATCATATACTTCAGCTTCACTTTTCTTGGAATACTTCTGCCTAGCATAGGATTCACGCTCAGCTTTAGCCTGAGAGCTAGCTAAATTTCGCTCAGTAAATTCTTTTTCAAAATCTTCCTCAAGCATCCATAAACGGTTTTGATAATCATCTTCAGCGCCCCAATCATAACGGGCATCAAAATCACGATGATCATAATCATCAAAATCATTCTGGTCACGTTCCAAGAAATCAGCACTAGCACCAATCTTGGTCTTATTTTTCTTTCCCTTCTTACCTTTTTGCTTTAACTTTCGAGTCCACTCTTGTTCATACGTATCCGTACGAATTGCACGTATTTTTCTGTCTTTTGTTTCGACAAAACTCCAATAACCAGGCAAAAAAAGTTTTTTCCGAAGATCAAATAATTGAGAAACACCACCATTTGTAAAAACAGCTAAAGGCTTCCTCTTATAAACAACTAAGGAGGAAGAATGTGTTGCTTCAGCATTATATCTAAAAACTTTATTAAACCATTGGTAAGGTTTTTTACGATGGACATAGATGAAAGCACAAATAGCGCCAAAGATAACAGAAAGTATCATAATATATATCCCGAAAGATAAAGTAGGATTTGTTTTAACAAACGAGGAATACAAAAGCACCCATTTAAACCACGTTTTCTTGCACATAATACAAAAATTACAAACAATTCCAATTTCATCATCGTCAGTTTCGTCCTTGACTCTACTAAGATCTGCCAGCTCGTTTCTCATCTCGAGCAAACGAGCTTCAGAAGGAATAAAATAACCAAGAAATTTCCTTTTCCACCAGGGCATACCATCCCATAGGGCATCAGATGAGGCATCAATAACCTCACTTTCTTCCAACTCCATATCATCAAGCTTATTATTACTAGACTTGCGAATGGTATTAAAACCTTTACCGGGATGATCTCCAATTTTTTCTTCTTCTTTATGTTTTTTTCCATCACTAACTGGAAATTGGGGTTCTATGGGAAAACCCTCAGCATCAATATGACCCTCTGCATGGGCATCAGATATAATCTTTTGCTCAACACTAAGCTGAGCATGCAAACGAGCAGTTTCTTGATGAGTGGCACAAGTAGAATGATGAGAGCAGCGCTGATCGGCGCAGTCATCTACATCTTCAGGGCAATGATGCCACTGTTCTTTACCATCATCAACAAAACGCCAGCCATAGCCCTTTCCATAAAAAGTCTTTCTAGGAAAAAGGCCAAGACCAGCACGTGAGGCAGAAATAAACTGAACATCCTTAAGACCGAATAAATTAAGCAGTTCATCAAACAAACCGCCAATATTATTTAGTAGCTGTTTACCAGTAGACAAAATTCTAAAAGCATCAAGAGCTTTCTTTGAAAACTTAGCTAAACCGACTAATATAGTCAAACTAGTGAACAACATAAGGGCACGTTCAATAACGTTAAGAAACCAATCAATTGAATAACGATCATTCGACTCAGGGCTATATTTGCGGCTTATAGCTTTACGCATACGACGCCAGCCACAATAAAATCCGATAAGAGCGGCAAATATGAAAGTTTTGTCCATTAGATGGTTGATCCAATGAAGCTCTCTCACACCTACCCAAACTTGACCAAGAGCTAATCTTCTAAAACGACGAAAAGCCCCTGCCCACAATAACCAACTGAGCAGGGATATGACCCAATTAAGAGGGCTAGAAACAGTGATGAATATGGCTACAGAATTTAACAAAGCCCAACTGGACAAAAAACTTAAAG